ATATTCAATTACTTGATGAAGGATTTTTTGATTTTATCAAAAAAGGGTGGGAATCTATTAAATCTGCATCAAAAGCTATTGCTCAAGGATTTATTAAACTTGTTACAGCCGCAGCGGCTTTTGCAAAAGGTTGGATATCCGATATGAAATCGGTATTCAATAAAGAAACTAATAATTCTGTAAATGAGTTCAGTAAGCGTTTTGGAGTAAATGCAAGAGATATGAAATCGTTAACAGAAAGCTATATTTTTGGCCAAAGTCAATTACTTATAGAAAAGAAAAATAAAAAAGATAGTATTAATGAAGTTTTAAAAAATGCCAAGGCTTCAGATATTGATAGCTTTGTTACTAGTATCAATGGTAAAATATTAGACCTAATTAAATTATATGACCAACATGATCATTTAGATCACATACAAAGGGGTGGAGGATTAAATAGAAAAAAAATTACTACAAGTTTTAATGTTGATACATCAATAAAATTACTAGCTAATGAGGTTTCTTTACGAACTTTAGATAAAATTTTCAGACAAAATGCAGGTAAAATGCAAAAATTAGTTAATCAAATGATAGATATTCAAAAAGAAATATTTTTTGGTAAAACTTCTTTACCCCTGTATAAAGTATATGGTGCAGAGGGAGAAGGTAAACCATATGAATTTTTACAAACAGCTAAAGAATTTTCTGCAAAAAAAGGTGCCCAAATAGGAACTAATAACCCCTTACAGTATCCAGTGCATGGTTTTTCAGTATCATCTCAAAAAGGAATGTATTATAATATTGAATCGTGGATACTTACAGGCGTAAAAAATGGCGAAGCAACTTATGCTAAAATGAGAATGGGCACAAATCAAGCAGGTCAATTTAGTTATATAGTTGAGGGGACTCAAGAAAGAACACAAACACAATATAATAAAACTTTCGGAAAAAAATAATGTTTGCATTCTCTGAATTTTTAACAGAACAAAAAAACCTCCACATGGAACACCTGGAAGATGAGGTGTTAAATGGTGGAGTAGATGGCACAAGAGGAGCAATAAATTTCCTTCAAGGATTGAGAGATATGCTGGCTGGACACGCCAATGCTTCTGTCGATGTAACCGTAAAATGGGACGGAGCACCGGCTGTGTTCGCTGGCTATAATCCAGAGAATGACCGATTTTTTGTCGGGACCAAAGGAGTATTTGCCAAGAACGCCAAGATAAACTACACAGAAGCAGATATAGATGACAACCATGCCGGAGGACTGGCAGACAAACTCAAAGTCGCACTTGCAGAATTATCCAGAGTAAATATTAAGGGTGTTCTTCAGGGTGATATGATGTATACTTCAGATGATTTAAAAAGAGAAACAATAGATAACGAAGAATATATTACCTTTCAACCGAATACAATTGTTTATGCAGTACCAGTGAAATCCAAATTGGCGGCCAAAATGATGTCTTCAAATATGGGGATCGTATGGCACACTACTTATAGTGGCGATACGATGGAAGACATGACCGCCTCTTTTGGTGTAAATCCAGGTTCATTTAGAGAGGTAAATACGGTATGGCAGGCGGATGCATCGTTCAAGGACCAGTCGGGAACTGCTACAATGACAAAGAGGGAAACAGGAGAAGTTACTGCAATATTGAAAAAAGCAGGAAGTTTATTCCAGAGATTAGATTCAAATATCCTGGGAATGATTGCAAATGACCCGCAAACATCGACACTGGTGAAAACCTATTATAACACGAAGGTTAGGTCAGGTGAAAAGGTTAAAAATGTTAGGAAACATACGGCTGGAATGATTGCGTATGTATATGACAAATTGAAGGCAGATATTGATAAGGTAAAACAAGAGAAAAGTAAGAAGGCCAAAAAAGAAGTAATGGACAAATATGTGGGGTTCCTGAGAAAGAATTCATCAGAGTTTGTTAAAATATTTGCTATGCAAAATTTACTTATTGATGCTAAATTATTGATTGTACGTAAGTTGGAAAGTATTCAAGGATTAACAAAGACATTTATAAAGACATCTACAGGATATCGGGTTACGGCACCGGAAGGATTTGTAGCTATAGATTCTCTCAAGGGAGGAGCTGTTAAATTGGTAGACCGAATGGAATTTTCAATGCAAAACTTTAACGCAGCAAAGAATTGGGACAAATGAAAACATTTAAACAACATATAAAAGAATCAAAAGATATTACCAAATATTCTTCTAAGGATTTAAGTAATAATGGTAAAGATGGAAAACTAAATATAGTTTTTTCAAAATTTTTATGGATGGATGATTCGGAACAAGGCAAAGCCGCTAGTGGTCAACCAAAAGGAGAAGAAGAGGGCACTGCTCTATACATGACTATCACTAAAGATTCAAGTGGTGAGTTCTTATATCCTAAAAATTCTTTCCATGTTGGACATGATAGAGTAAACACGGATGGTCAAACGGTTATGGGTTGGACAGGAACAGCAAGATTAGTGACTTATGATAAAAAAGATGCCATCGATTATATCAAGAAATTTGGAGATGTATCATTTCAAAAGAAACAAATAGGAAAAGGTGAAAAGGGGTGGGATAAGTGGCCACCTACTTATGACTTAACGGGAGATTTTAAAGGTCAAGGAAAAGGTAGTAAAATTAGAGTAATTCAAAGTTTAGACCAAATAAGGTACTAATGAAAAAATCATACGAGGAACTTCAGGACGAAGCACTTATTGGAGAAGGTGGAAATATATGTGATATATCAATAGATAGATTGCGTTCTCCCACTATGAAAAAGTTACACAAATCCCAATGTCATGATCCCAAAGCAGGAAAAGAAAGAGATTCAGGAATGCAACGTGCAGCTAAAAAAGCTGGAATGAGTCGTGCAAATAGAATGAAATTATATAATGATGTTAATGAAGGTGAATCGAGAATGGACGCATTAAAACGGGCCATGGCTATTGCTAAATGGAAGAAAGAAGGCGGAAAAGTTGATAAACAGCCACCCTCTCCTGCGACAAAAGGAAGTGGATCATATGGAGGACGAGGTAAGGGTGTCAAAAGATTTGATGATGAAGAAGATAATAAAATGAATCGCGCTATTATGGCATATCGAAAGTCAAAGAGGAAAAAGAAGAAAAACGAAGATGTCGGAGAAGGATACCAGGAGATTTCAAATCTTGTAGATATCACAAAAAGAGTAATGGACCAATTGATTAACGCAATGAAAAAAGAAGATTTCAAGGCAGTATCAACGTTTTATAAACAATTGGGGAAGATAATCAAATGAAGACATTTACACAATACCACGAAGGTTGGTTTAGCAAAAAAGAAAAAGAAGACCCAGATCAAAAAGAATTAGAAAAACTTGGTATGAAGGCCGCTGGTAAAGGTGGTTGGTCTAAAAAAGAACAAGAGAAATACAATGATCTCTGGATGAAGATGCACAAAAAAGGGAAAACTCCAACTTTATCACCACCTGCTGTATATGATGATGATTCTTGGGGAACTAAAACTAAGAAACTTCAAAAGAAATTGAAACTTACAACAAAAGACCATGACGGTGTGCTAGCATAATGAATGGATGATGCAATTTTTAATGACCTGCTGAAGAGCACAAAAGATATGGTGAAACATGCCAGAGGACAGGAGAAAAGTTTAATGAAAACAGCAGTATTTGTATTTGGAAGGTTTAATCCTCCCACTATTGGACACGGAAAGTTACTCAATGCGCTAACCGCAACAGCACAAAGAGTCGGTGGTGATGCTCTTGTATATACAAGTAGTACACAGGATGCAAAGAAAAATCCACTTTCCAAAACACAAATCTTCAAGTACATGAAGAAGGCGTTTCCGAAAGAGAAGAAATACTTTCAAACTAGATCAACTGCTAGAACTGCTATTGAAGTAGCTGTTGAACTACATGAAAAGTATGATAAATTAATGATGGTTGTGGGTAGTGATAGAGTTGCAGACTTTTCTTCATTACTAAATACTTATAATGGAGTAAAATCAAGACACGGTTTTTATGAATTTGATAAAATAGAGATAATTAGTGCTGGTGAACGAGATCCAGATGCCGAAGGCGTTTCTGGAATGTCTGCTTCTAAGATGAGAGAAGCAGCAGTTCAGGGTGATTTTGATACTTTTAAATTGGGAGTACCAATAGTAATGAAGAATAAAGATGCGAAAAATATGTTTAATGATGTTCGTGCAGGATTAAGATTAGATGTGGTTCGTGAAGGAATGAAGCGCCGAAGAGGCATGCAAGATCCAATTATGGTAGAGAAAAAAGAACAAGTAGAAACAAAAGAATTTTCGTGGAAGGGGTATGAAACCCTGAGTCTGTCTACATGCGTTGAAGCATATGAAATGTATGACGAAATCATCAATTCAATGCATGAGAGTATGTTTACCAAGGCCGAAATAGCTTATTTGAAAGAATCACTAATATTAGTTGATAAATGTCTTACAATCGCTACAACGCCGAAATCATTAGTAGAAAAAGAAGACGTACAGAGTTATATAGAATTTTCTAACAAAGCAATCAAACTATTGGAGAATGTTGGAAAACGAATAGGAATAGATTTTGAATATTCGTTTTTAAATGAACTTCAAGTAGAAGTAGCGGAAGACGCGCAACCTAAAAAAACATTTACACAATTTTCGGGAGAGATGTATGGCATCTGATAATCTAATAAACGTAATCGCTGGTCTTGTCAAACGTGACGGCCGGATCGCTAAAGAAGCGGATCAGAAAGTCAAGGCGAAACTCAAAGCAGAAAAAGAAAAAAAAGATGGTGAAGAGGAAGATGACGAGGATGAAGACCCGGTAGGTGATCCAACTCCAGCAGGAAAAGATACTGCTACTGAGCCAGAAGAAGATGAGCAAGAACCCGAAGAAAAACCAAAAGAAGGTGAAGGTGGAGAGGAACCAGATAATAAAATCACTGGTCCAGATCCCGCTTTAGTTGCACAGGTAGCTGCTATCATCAAGAAAGAACTAAAAGATGAAGATCAGGCCAAGAAAGACCAAGAGGTTAAACTTTCCGGCAAAAAAGAAAAAATTAATACCAAACCAACAATGAAACAAGAGGGAAAAATGAATTTTAGAGAAGCAATTAGAGCATCATTAACCGGCTCACCAATGGCAGAAGGATATGAATCCCATGTTCTTGAAATTCTTAATGATGAGGGTATAGATGGACCGTTGGGGTATGAACCATTTTTTGAGGATGGTAAACTTTTAGTAATGAAGGGTCAAGAGGGAAGAGCGAAAAAAGCTCTTAAAAATTCTGGTGAAATAAGAAAACTTCCAAAAATCGTTGGAGAAGAAAAAGTGGTTGATGAAAAAGTTGAGATTGATGACGGAAAATTGACTGATGAAGAATCTGAACTCCAAAAGAAATACAAAGAATTTTATGACAAAATGTTAGCCAAATTTGGGGTTAAAAGTCCTGGTGAAATGGATGATGACAAGAAGAAAGAATTTTTCAATGCCTTGGAAAAAGGATGGAAAGAAGGTGAAGGTCCTGTAGAAGAGAACTTAGAAGACTTTGAGGAATTTTTGGTAAATATGGTCGCGGTAGATGAACTGAAAATGTCTACAGCCGATAAGAAAAAAGCAGCACTGTACCGAAGATCTCCCGCAGGAAAAAAGGCTATAAAGAAATATCTAAAGAAGTCTAGTAGACCAGGTTACAAACCAGATAAACAACTCGCAAAAGCAATGAAAAAATCTGCAAAGAAACCAGGAATAAGAAGTTCATTTGAACCAGAAGGTGAAGAGCAAATTGAAGAATCTCGTGAACCTGTTTCGGTTGATGGAAGACGAAAAGGATTTAAAGAAGCTATCCGGCGTTTAACTTACGAAAAATTGAGAAAACTTCACGATAAGGCAAAATCTGAAGAAGTTCGTAGAAGTGTAGAAAGATGGTCA